CTATTGAAAACTTCCGTAATCGAAAGAAATGATTAACTACATCCTAGAAAACAAAGAAGAACTTTTCGGAGTTGTCACCGCCATCATTGCAGCCGCGTCAGCTATTGCCGCCCTTACCCCTACACCGAAGGATGATACCATTATCGGCAAAGCGTACAAGGTGATCGACTGGCTCGCTCTCAACGTGTTCAACGCGAAGAAGTGATCAAGCTGCTCACTGAGCTGATCAAAGCATACGTTGCTATGCTTAATTGGAAAAGAAGACGCTACATTTATGCACTGGAAGACCAAATCGACGATCTCGCTGCTGACGGTTCTCCTGCTGCCAAGCTGCGGATCGAGCGTCTTTCAAAAAGACTCCGCTTTGAACAAAAGCTCACTCTACGATCCTCCCACAATAACTCTGGTTGACGGTCAGGTCTACCGTTTTAAGGACGGCCAGTTGGAAGGAAGAGGCCAGAAATTCCACAGCGACTACAGCTATCGTCGCGCGATCATCATAGGTAAATGAGTGGACTACTAGATAAAATACTTGAGCTAATTGCTACCTTTAAAGCAGCGAGAAAGGCCGCAAAACGTAAACCAAAGAAGATCGGGAAGGTCGCAATATGCGTTGGACACAGCCGTATAGGTGACAAGGGCGCGCGGTCTGTTGGCGGGGTGACTGAATGGATTTACAACTCAGAGGTTGCAACTCAACTTGCAAAAAAGCTCAAGCAACGCGGCATTGCTTCCGTCATTATCGACGATTACCCATCTGAGTCCTACGGCGGCGCGATGAGGTGGTTATCAAAAGAGATTAGCAAGAACAAGGTGGACGTAGCCATCGAGCTACACTTTAACAGTTTTTCATCGTCTTCGGCGGAAGGATACGAATACCTTTACTATGCACCCAGCGCGGAAGGTAAGAGACTGGCCCTTTGCATCCATAAGGCGCACCAATCTAAGTCTGTTGCTCAGAAAGATCGCGGGGCGAAGCCGATCGAGCGGAAGGATCGTGGCGGACATTTTGTGACAATGGTAAAACCACCAGCAGTCATCTGCGAACCTTTTTTCGGCAGCAGCCCGAAAGAGTGGGTTTTGATGGATGGAAACCAAGATTTGATAGCGCAAATATATTGTGATGGAATTGTTGCATATTTTCAAGACATCAGATCAAAGGTTTAAAGCGGGGACCACTTTGAGGAAGAGACCGGACAAAATTGATCTGGCACTTTAAGGGATATGAGATCAGGCACACCAATAGGATCTTTCCTGCCTCCACGGCGTGATATTTCCGAGCGAATCGAAGCGCAAGAAAGCACCATTGAAAACGGTGACTTTGATCCCATTGTCGCTCCAAAAGCAAGAGATCGGCTGCTTGAGCTAATCGAGCGGGAGCAATTACCCGGAGACGTAAGGGATACGCTGGCGGGAGCACTTACAGGAGATCTACAACGCCAACAATTGCTCTTTCAGGCAATGATCGACACATGGCCTCGGCTGCAAAAAAACCTTTCCGAAGTGTTTCGGGAGGTTAAAAAAACTCGTTTTTCTTTTGATCCGTATTGCGAAAGAGGTGAGGAGCCAAATGATTCCGCCATCGAGAAAGCGGCACTTGCTGAAAAGGCACTTGAGGGAATGAAGCCTAGAATCGCTTTTGCCGAAAGAGGCGGCAAGGGAATGATTGAGGATTTAGCTTATGGCTACTTTGCGGGGCATCAGGTCCTTGAAATCAGATGGACGCAAGACAATGACTCCTTAATGCCTAGAGCGGTCAAAGTCTGCCCTCCCCGGTTTTATGGTTACCCACTAGATTCCGCCGACGAAGATCGGCTTATGTTTTCGGCGGATGGTCAATACTATGGGACAAACTATGTCGATTTTCCTGCTCACAGGTTTCTTCTGTCTATAAATTCTGGTCACGCTGGCCATCAATCGATTTCCGCGCCATTAAGAGCCCTTACCGGATACTGGCTTGCCGCGACCTTTGGGCTAAAATGGCTACTTCAGTTTTCGCAACTTTATGGAGTCCCATTCCGCTGGGCGAACTACTCAGATCCAAACGACAAGGCAAAGGTTTGTGCCATGCTCGAGACAATCGGTTCTTCTGGTTGGGGAGCATTCCCCGAAAATACAAAACTTAATTTCGTTGATGCAAGCAAGTCAGCCTCATCTTTGCCTCAAAAAGAGCTTATCGAAATGGCGGATCGTCAATGCGATACGTTTATTCTAGGCCAAACTCTGACCACTGACGTGGGATCTAGCGGAAGCCGAGCACTGGGAGAAGTCCATGAAGGCGTGAGATCTGGAGTTATTGAGGGAGTTGCTGAATTTGTTTCGGATATTATTAACGAGCAATTCTTGCCCTCTCTCATCGAATTAAATTATGGCACAACTGAAGAGCTCCCGTGCATCCGCCCAGATTTTGAACGTTCAAGGAACGAGGTTGAGATGGCGCAACGTGATCGGATTCTGTTTAAAGAGTTAGGTCTGCCAGTAGAAAAAGATTGGCTTCACAAGCGCCACAACGTTCCGGCTCCTGATTCCGATTCAGAAGACCTTTTTCAGCCCGTCCCGGATGGTGCTCAAGGAGATCTTGAGACGGCGGCCATGGTTTGCCCTCATGAAACAAAGGGAGTGGTGCTGGAATCTCTTCCCGAGCAAGTAAAAGCTCGGGGAGAGGATTTTTCGACAACGATTGACGATCTAAGCAATAACGTTCTAGAAAACCTGACAGGAGTTACACAGGAATGGCTCAAGCCGGTAAAACCTTTTTTTCAGCGACTTGCAGCTTTGGCCATGTCTAAAAACGTGACGGACGAGGATTTCACTAAAACGCTAATCGAAGCACAAAACCAGCTTCCTGAGTTGTTTGATCAGCTAAATGTCGAGGTTCTTCAAGACTCTCTCGATGAAGCTATTGGAACCGCTATGCTTGCGGGAAGCGTTGAGAGATATGAACGATGATCGAGGTTGGAGTCAATATAGTTGACGAAGCCGAGCCAGCTTTAAGAAAGCTGATTGCTTTGCTTGAAGGTCAAGAAATCGCGAATTTGAACGAAGCTGGAGCAAAAATAGCAAACAGCGCGGCGATTGATTATCATCGTGAATACAACAAAAAAAACGGATGGAGGGGAAAAAGGTATTTAGCGGGACCGGGTCGTCAATCAGGGAGCTTTGCACAAAATATCATCCTAGGTTGGAACTTTGTTAGCGCGACAAAAACAGGAGCGACAATCCAAAACGGAGCACCATTCTTTTCGCATAAGGTCACAGGCGGCACTATTAGGCCCAAAAAAGCCAAAGCCCTGACCATCCCGATGATTGCTGACGCTGCCGGAAGAAGGGCTTCAGATTATCAATCAGCGACTGGAAATAAACTTTTTGGCGTAAAAGGAAAAAATGCTTTGTTTGAAAAAACTGAAGGCGGTAGCATTCGCGCGGTTTATGCTTTGGTTAAACAAGTGACACAAAAACCTTGGCCCGGAGCATTACCAGACGAGCGTTTGCTGCAAGATTCCTTTACAAAGGGATGGATGGGAGCTTTTGCTGATAAAATTGAATCATTATGATTACAAGACCGGTTCCGTTTGAACAAGCTGTCAAAATGCTTGAAAGCCGGGATATTGTTCCGGCTTCAGAGTGGAATGCCGCGCTGTGGAGAAGCAAAAGGGAAGAAGTTGCACAGAGGTCATTCTTTTCCGCTAACGTCGAAAATATGCGGTTCCTCAACCGTGCAAAAAAATTTATTTCAGACACCTTGCAACAAGCAACTAAAGAAGTCATTGACCCAAACGGTAAAACTGTGCGGATGTTGAGCGGAGGAGACAGAGCTACGTTTGTGCAAACAATGCGCGAGTTTATGATTCAAGAGTCAATGGTTACCGAGGAAGATGAGTTTTTTGAGGTAGATGAAAAAGACATTACTGATCTGCGCTCTGAAAATCGTTTAAAGCTTATATACGACACAAATTTGAGACAGGCTTTCGGTTTTGGGCAATGGAAACAGGGGCAAACTCCTACCATTTTAAAAAGAGTCCCCGCCCAAAGATTTGTGCGTGACCGAATTGTCAGAGTCAAAAGGCTTAGACATGCCGAAGGCGAAGGGGATGTCAGATTGAAATCGGACGTTGAATATTGGGCGAATTACCAAAACGATCCGAAAATTGGAGGGTTTGGCGTTCCATGGGCTCCATTTGGATTCAACAGCGGAATGGGGTTGCAAGACGTTGACCGGGAAGAAGCTATTGCGCTGGGTTTGCCAGTCGAAAAGATTAAACCGGACACAAAGAGAGGTCTAAACTCAAAACTTGGGGCAGCAATGAAAAACGTCGATCCTGATCTAAAACGCAAGCTATTGCTGAAGCTGCGAGGATACGAAGCGCCAGACGCAGCCGAGAGAGGTCGCAGAGCTGCGCAAGGTTTACCAATTGAGGATAAAGGCGACACTATCCAATTGATCACAGAAGACGAACCAGCTTCTGGAGGAAGTAACTTTGCCGACAAGATAGTGACCCAAAAAGGAGTAAGTAAAAAGGTTGGTGGTATGAAAAAAAGAACTTTGGACGCAATCCAAAAAGTTCACGGTGATGGCCCTTTAGAGGAAATAGGTTTCAAGCAAACAAGAGCCACTAGAACGCGAGGTGTTTACTCTCATAGATCAAACTCAATTAAATTAAGCAGTGTCAAAGGAAGCGAGCTTACAATGGCGCATGAAATAGGTCATTGGCTTGATCATCAAGCCTTTAACGCAAGAGAGAACAAATATAACCAAGAGGATTATTCTAATTTATTCCCTAGGGAAAATAAATTATACAGGGGATTTTATGGCTCCTATGGGCCGGAATTTGCTGAGTTTAGAAAAGCTTACTTAGAATCTGAAGGGTATGCAAGAATCCAAGAGGCGCAAACATCTAAAAAATACAAAACTTATCTTTTATCCTTCCATGAAGGATGGGCGCGAGCTTATTCTCAATGGATAGCCGAAAAGAGCCAAGATTCTAAACTTCTTGCCGAAATTGCCAGACGCAACCGTGAGGAAATTGGTCAATGGGAGCCTGATGATTTCTCTTTGATTTCTGAGGCAATTACTAACATATTTGAAAAAAGGGGATGGATGAGGAAGAAATAGACAAGCAAATCACTGCGATTTACGACGACTTTTTCACTGAACAAATCGATTTTGATTCAGCGATTTCTCGGCTTGTCGAATTAGGACTTGAAAGAGAAAATGCCACGTCTGTCCTAGCGTCAATGATGACGATAAATTTTAACATTATTGACGACTTAGAATCTGGGGACCAGTCAAGAGGATAGCCAGAAAGCGCAGCTTTGTCATTTCATACGGAATGCTTATTTGCGCGCTTGATTACTCTTTGCCGGAAAAAGGGGAATTTGCGTCTATCGTTTATATCCCCGAGGGCGTGCATACTATTACCCCAAGCGTCAACGGTAAGCCTAAAAACGTAGAGGTAAAAATGGAGGCCTACATGGGCGAAAAAATCGCTTCCATGTTCCAGAGGGATCTTGAGAAAAGGCTTTCGGCTAACGTGCGCCCTGTTTTCGATTTTGATCACAACGACAAAGGGCCAGCCTCTGCGCTGCCTAAAAGCTTTTATTACGTCGAGGGTGAGGGATTGATGGCTGAACTTGAATGGACTGGAGCGGGTAGAAAAGCAATCGAGTCGAAAGACTATTCTTACTTCTCGCCAACCTTTTTACTTGGGCGAAACGGAGTCCCTGCCGGACTTCCAAAACGGGGACCACTGGGAGCACTGGTCAACGAGCCAGCCTTCCGAGAGATTCCTCGCATAGCTGCATCCGATAAGGAGGCGGAAAAAACTGATACTAAAAAAATGTCTGATCTTATTCTTGCCGCTCTCTCAATTGAGCCGGACACCGAAACCGCCGAGGCCGCCGCAGTTGCAGCCATTGAAGCCCTGAAAAATGACGCTGAGACCGCCAAGGCATCTCTTGCAGAAATTACAGAAGAGCGAGACGAGCTTGCGGCTAAAGCAGCTGAAGCAAACAAGTCACGCGCTGAGTCTCTCGTAAAAGCCGCCGTTTCGGAAGGTCGTATCGCTCCTAAAGACGAAGACACCAAAGCCAAGTTTGTCGAGAAGATCGAAGCTGGCGATACTTTTGCCGAAGAAATTCTTTCCAAGCTGCCAAAGATTCACGCTGGCCTTGAAGACTCCATTGTCAAAACAGGCGGCGAAAAAACTGGAAGCTCAGAAGTAAGAATTGAGGCAGCTATGGCTAAAGCCTCCGACCAAGTTGGCGAAAATGCTTCTTTCGATGTCAAGTGGGAGCTTGCTGCTCAAATCGATCCTGAAGCCTTTGGCGCTTAAACCAAATCTCACCGAGACCCTAAAAAAAAAAGTATTATGCCCCTTGCAAATGATGGCCCGATTTTGGCCTTTGATAACGGAGCTTCGGCCATTGCCCAAGGCAAGGTTGTGAAGCTTGCCGCTGGTAAAACTGTTGTAACTACCGCAACCACTGATGTGGCTTTCGGAGTGATTACAGAAGACGCTGCCGCTGATGGACAAGCTGCTGTTGCAGTTGCTGGATCTGGTGCGGTTGTTTTAGCTGAAGCAAATGCTGCTGTCGCACTTGGCGCTGATCTCATGCCAACCTCTGCCGGGCGTGTTGCAACTGCAACAGCTGGAAAGCACGTTTTGGGTGTTGCGCTCGAAGCAGCAACGGCACAAGGCGACTTGATCAAGGTTGTTCTTGGACAAAGTAACAAGCCAACAGCTTCCTAATCACTAAGGTAAAATCTGACTAAATAAAAAAATGGCTACTTCCGCAAATATTTCCGTTCTGAATCAGTTCGCTAAAGGACTGTTCCAAGATACTTCAAGCCCAGTTGCTGACTTTCTCGCTCCAGTCGTTCCAACCGGAGCCGCTGAGTTTTCGATCATCGACTACGGACAACGCTCTGGTTTTCAGACCCCGAACGCACGCCGTGCAATCGGTGGAGACTCCTCTGCTGTCGTAACTGATGGCGAGCGTGTCAACGTCAGCCTTCAGCCTTACGCTCTGCATGACATGATTGACAACCACGAGCTTGACCGCGCTACCACTGGCGAAGGTTCTCGCATTCTTCGCGAGGCTCGTGTTCGCAATCTTGTTTCTCAGGCTGGCAACTCTCGCCTCAACGAGACCCTGACCACTCTCCGGGCTGGCGTGAGTGCTGATTCTCAGACTTGGGGATCTTCCACTGATGTGATTTCCGCAATCGATGAAAAGATGAAGCAGATCGCTGACCAGATTGGCCTCCTCCCTAACCGCATCGTTTTCAACCTTGGCGCTTGGGAAGCTTTCAAGAACAACAGCACCGTGATCGACCGCTATCCCGGAGCAGCGACCGCAGCGCCACAAATTAGCGCCATTGGTTCTCTTTTCTTGAATCCAGATACTCAGTGCATGATGTCAACGTCTGTCTTTGACACCAAGTTCCGATCGACTAGCACGAAGTCTGCGGCTCTTACCACTGACGTGTGGATCTACTACTCAAGCGAGTCGGTTGATATGTTTGACCCGTCAGCGTTCAAGACTTTCCGCGTTCGCAACAATCCATTTGGAGGCGTTCGCGTTGTCCAGAAGGACTTTGGCGAAAAAGTCATCACCGAGTGGACCGAGGCCGCTTATGTGAACAACGCCGCCGCTGCAAAGCGTCTCGACATCACCGTTTCCTAATTAAAGAAACAATAGCACCCCTTCCCGTTTATTTTTTGCGGGAGGGGGTTTTTAATTGCAATGACAAACACTCGATGAGACTTTCTTTTGCTACTCTTCCAGAGTTTATTCTGTTTGTTGCATAACCTGAAGCCCTCGGCCTTAAATGGTCGGGGGCTTTTGTCATTATGGGCATTCCTAAATCAGTCAAAATCGCGGGGCATCGTATAGCTATTAAAAGGCAACCGCTTGATGATTGCTTTGGTCAATATCGGCACGATGAACGAGTTATTTTGTTGAACACAATGATTAGCGGAGAGGATTTGATTGTTACCTTAAGACACGAAATGATTGAGGCATCTTTGCTTTTGTCTGGTGTTGGATGGTGCGAAAATTACGAGCAGGAGGCTGTTGTTCGCTGCATGGACGAAGTATTTTTCCCAGCGTGGGAACGAACCCAGAAAAGATTGATGCAATGAGCGTTCCGAGAATCAGATTAAGCGAAGACGAATTTGAACTTATTAAGCAACTCCGCAAAAAGGGAGTCGCAACTGAACTCGTAAACCAATGCGATGAAGCCGGGATCCCATTGTCAAACGTTAGGCATTTTTGGTACAAGTCAGACAAGTTTTCAATTTTCAGTAAAAACAACGGTTTGCAACTGGAAGACGTTTTTGAGCCAATCATCAAAGACATCCAACGCTACTCGCCCACAATTCGCAAAATCAAGCGAAACAAAATCAAGAATCCGCACTGTCTTATTCTCGACCCGTCCGACATCCACGTTGGGAAGCTTTCAGTCAATCACGAATCTGGTGAAAGTTATGATGTGAAAAAGGCCGTGAGCATTGTTGACTCCGGGATTAATTCACTTCTTCAAAAAGCTTCCGGGTTCCCTATTAACAAAATCATTTTTGTAATTGGCAATGACTGCCTTCATATCGACTCGTCAAGCTCACCAGTCACCACTGGCGGCACTAGCCAAGATATGGATGGTAAATGGCATGATGCTTTTTTAGCTGCGAAAGACATGTATATCAGCGCAATTGAGAAGTGCCTGCCGCTGTCAGATGTTGAAATCATTTTTTGCCCGTCGAATCACGATTTTATGAGCGGGTTCATGTTGGCCCACACAATCAAAGCTTATTTTCGAAAGTCTAAAAACATCACCTTTGATGTCTCAATTGCTCACCGAAAATATACAAGCTATGGAAAGAATCTTTTAAGTTTTAGCCACGGCGATGGAGCGAAACTCGCAGACACGCCGCTCTTGATGGCTACAGAGCGCCCGGAGATGTGGAGCAATAGCGTGCATCGCTACATTTACCTGCACCATATTCATCACAAGCAAACGGCTAAATTTATGGCCGGGCAGGATTTTATTGGGGTGACTGCTGAATACCTTCGCAGCCCGTCAGCTTCTGACGCATGGCATGCCAAGAAAGGTTACCGAAGCCCCAAAGCAGTGGAAGCCTTTATCCACTCTTACGACAACGGACAAGTTGCCCGGCTGACGCATTACGTTGATAGCGATCAAAAAGTCTGCAAATGCGGCGTTCTACTTTATCACAATTACACACAAGGCTGGATATGCGAACGATGTGACGGATGAGACGATTAAAATTCGACGAGCAAATGATAAGGCTGGCCGCTAAAAAGGCCCAGCAACTAGGAACAATAAAAAATTCAATCACAGGCGGCGCTGGCAATGTCGCCGGATACCTTTCAGAGATTGCACTATCTGAGCATCTGGGATGCAGCAACGTATCATGTGATCCGGGAGAGTATAAATACGACTTTGATTTGCTGAAAAACGGCAAAAAAATTGAAGTGAAAACCAAAAGGAGAACGGTTGATCCTGAGTTGCATTATGAAGTCTCAATCGCTGAAGCCAGTAAACATCAACAAACTGATTTCTATGCGTTCATCTCAATTACCTTTTCTAAAAAGACTGGTTTTGGTGTAAATTCAAAATATTACTCTCCTCAATCGTTATGGCTGTGTGGATTTATGAGCCGTTCAGAATATTTTAAGCGCGCTAGATTCTTAAAAAAAGAAGAGATTGACAGATCGAACGGATTTACGGTGAAAGCTGATATGTTCAACATGCCGATTTCTGAACTGCTTCCAGAATTGCCAGAATGAAAATAGACAAAACAATAGGAGGCTAAGGTTGACCGCCTAACCAACCAAGAAGAATAAGAATTGCAATCGCGAGAATGGCTTGAAATGTGTTTTTTAGCATAACGGAAATGATTTTGATCAACTTCTTGATTTTCGTCAACCCATTTCCAAACTAAAATTTGGCTAATTTTTTGATAAGCTAAAATAGTCAGATGATTTACAAGATGATCAAGCTGTCAGAGCTGGATCTTTCAAGCCTAGTAACTGGAGTTTCTCCCGAAAGCCTCTCAGGCAGTCCAAGGTTTAAAGTTTGCTCTTTGCTAAACAAATCGAACGTTTCCCCTTGAACGAGTCCTCCCATCTGCTCCCAAGCACTCCGCCCTCCCAGCACGTTAATCGTCGAGCCAATCCGCCGGGTAAACAAATCTTGATCTGGCTGCAATTTCAAATTTCCTACATAAGGCAACCAATTTTGAGCAATTCTCAGATTGTTTGCAAAATTAGGCGGAGGAGTTTCAAAGATGTAAGCCAAAGGCTTGTAAAATGTTTGATCCGTCAGCGTTCGATCTAAAAGCACAACATCAAAATCGAGATCAAAGAACAAATGACGGTCTAAGTTGTTCTCGCCTCCTACTTCGGTTCGTACGTAATCGGCCTCGTTAATCAGTTCCAAGAGCCAATCCTGACCATCAAAAGCAGCGTCAACAAATAGCCAAACGGTCCCTCTGATTTTGGCGTTTTGAACAGATTCGACATCTTTAAGCCAGCTAGGAATCTCATTGTCTGGAGAGTAGCTAATCGCCCAACGATTATCCGTTGCGATGTCAACCTTTGTCCCGTCTTCCAGATACGCGTAAGGCCTTAAACCTTCAGGGTAATAATCCGAGGGGTTTGTGCCACTAGTCCACTCAGTGGGGGTTCGCGTTGCTGCGGGGCTAGGATACCTCTCAGACCATTGTTGCCAAAACTCCCAGACAGATTCCAGAGAGTTCATGTTTAAACTTACCGAATTTGAGAGGATGTTGACAGTCGAGACCGTTACCGAATCAATCGGATCCGGCGGCACAAAATCAACCAATTCGGGACCGCTGACAGGAACAACTTGCCTCGTCCCGTAGTTAGGCCCAGCATTGAGTTCTTTGAACGAAATACTGCCATCATCGAGCCTTTCGGCGTAAGGGACCGAAACCCTCTCGATTTTCAGCGAGTATTCTGCTGTTAAAGATCCAGAAATGACAGGATCGACCCCAAGCGTAAACTGTTGAGCTGCGTACGTATTTCGTCGTGATATGCGAAAGGCAGGATCTTCACTTCCTGAATAATCCCACCAACCAACCGCGTCAGGAACTAGCCGCAACAGCTCAGAAAGTGCTCTAGCGAAAGAAACATTTTGAAACGTTGTTGTCGGTATGTCGTAAAGCGAATCCATCTCGCCCAGTTGGACAGGGAGCCCGATCTCAATCATCCGTCTAAACAGCGCCGTCACATGGTCTTCTATTGCTCCGAGCTCGCACCTAAATTGCGGCCTTTCCGCCTCATTGGCTCCAGTTCCTACTATTTCGGTCAGCGAGGTTTGCTCAAGCCACCAAAAAGGGCCGGAAACCAAGACATCGACAGAAAGAGAACCAGATCCCCACTCATTTGACACTTTTGAGACAATACCTTTGAAAATCCTTTGAGAAGATTGGAACAGTTCAATGGTTTGTCCTTCTTGCGGGATTTGAAAATCCCTAGAGTCCAAAAAAGCGGGATTGATTGAAAAGGTCAACTCATCAACGCCTAGAGACTGAAATACTAGATTGCCAGATGAAGCCAGATCTCCAAAAGGTATTTGATCAGGCCCGAAAGATGCTCCTTGTGCTCCTGAAATGGTAATCATCGCCTTGAGTTCTGATTGTTGAGCCTTTGAGTCAAGTTGATGTTTTGGGCTTTGGTTGTGCTTATAATTTGGCTGAGTTGATCGACGGTATTTTGTAGCCGCTGAATCATCTGAGTGTTTTCTTTTGTCGCTCCTACAACTGTTCCGGTCAAACGACCAAGAACTTGACTCGTCTGGCCTAGCTCTCGAGCTGTGAGAGTGTCATCCGACATGATTTGCCTCATCTGCTCGTTTGCAGTCTCAACACGCTTTCGATCAACTTCGACCAGATTCGAAGAGTTTTCGGCAGCTTTTTGCAGTTCAGCGACACCACTGGAAAATTCACTTCTAGCCTTTTGAGCTAGTTGAGTGCTAGTTTTTGCCTCGAGAATTTGCTCTTTTAATTCCGCAGTTTTTGTTTCTGTCTCCTCGGTAAGTTGGAGCAAATTGAACGCCTCGCCTTGGGCAACGGAGAGCTGCATTTGCTGCTCCTCTGCTGCCGATCTAGCCTCTTTGAGTTGCGTGATCGAGTCCTCTAAGGCTTTCACCCTAGCCTCTTGTCTGGCAAGCTGCTCGCGCTCTTGTTCGCCAAACATTTCGCGACCTTGCCGGATCATTTCCTCTCCAGCTTCATCTCCTACACCAAAAAAGAATCTAGTCTCTTTTTTCTTCTTTTCTGCGGCCTCTATTCTTTTTTCAGCTGTTTCTCTTAGGGTTTGCAGCTGATTCCTTTTGTCTCGCTCTTCGGCAAACTGTTTTTCTCGTCGAGCAATTTCTTCTTCGAGTTGCAATTTTTGCTCTGCCGCTGCAAATCTCTGTTTTTCGATGAGTTCGACTTTCTCTTTTGCTTTGAGGATCTCCTCTTCTTTCTGGCTTTGGAGTCGAGTGATAGCAATCTGCTTCCTTTGTTCTGCCGCTTGCTCAGGGCTAATCTCTAGAGCAGCTTCCGCTCTTGCGATTTCTTGCAGTGCTAGATCTTCGGTAAGTTTGGCGATTTCCAACTCGGCCTTCCGCTTTTCTTGCAGAAGCATTGTGTTGCGCTCAAGAGCATCGCTTTGAAGATCTAGCTGATCGATTACAGATCCGATTTGAGTTCTCAGTCCAGAAGTTCCGTCTTCTGCCGATTTCTCATAAAGCTCATCAATCTGGTCTCTTGCTACTTTTACATTCGCCGCCGTCTTTTTGACAGCATCGTCAGTCTTTTGAAGTCGTTCGACCAATTGAGTCAGACCAACCGCCGCAAGCGAAATTGCACCAGCAAGGCCAGCACTTCCTCCCATAAACTGCACGAGCTGCGGGATGTTGTTAAGGATGCCTCTTACACCATATTGAGCATCCTCAACCGCGCGAGAAAATTCCAGCGCGGCAAGACCGGCGTTTTTGTTTGATTTGGCGTTTGAGCCTTGTGCGCTCGCCATCTGACGGCCACTTGATGCCGCCTTGTTTAAGGATCTGGTAAGCTTTTCTACGTCAGTTCTGACTTTTGGATCTAGTCCGTCAAGCTTGTCTAATTCTCGCCGTATGTCTTTCGCTGAATCCTCAACGCCGTCGAGAGCTAGCTCGGTGTCTCTCGCACTATCCTCAACCCTTTTGATGCCCTTTTCAGCATCTCTAGCACCACGAGCGTCCGCTGTGGTTTTGAAGTTGATTTTGACGTTTTTGTCAGCCATTAGATTCTTGTGTAACTAATAAACGAATTTGCCATCATAGTCACGCTGTGCCCGCTGGTCTTGCTACTGACTTCAATTCCGATTGATTCGTAACCAAAAGAAGAATCTAATTTTAAAATTCCCTCGACTGTAATAATCTCGGGAGTGTTGTCTGGGGTGGTAAAGGTCGAAAACTCCGCGTCTGTATCAAGTGCATTGACTGGCAAACATTCGTCGTTAGCGCAAAATTTTAAATTTAGAGATTCCACAGTGTCGTTCTGAGCAGTCACGCGAGGATGCAATGGATGCGAATGGTCTGACGCCCTAACCAAAAAATACCCGTTTACTTTGTAAATCGCGTTGGCATCAAGAGATTTAGTCAAACCAGAAACTTCTTGAGGAAGGTCGCTTGAGGTTGAAAAATCAGAAGAAAGCTTAGAAGTTTGCGAAACCTGTACCAAACCATCTTGATCAGGGAAATTTGCCGTTCTGTTTTCTGATGCGTCAGAATAAATCCGGTGATTAAAACCGTATGAGTTTTCTATACCTACAGAATCCGACCAAACAACCAAGCCGAGCCCAGTCCCGTCACCTTGAGCGACTCGAGCCCCTGACGAAAGTGTTTGGCTATAAATGTGCAGGAGATTGTTTTGCGTGTTGTCAGGCGCTCCCTTTGTCTCTCCGATTATTGTGTAAGTTGTCATAGTTTATAAAATATCCCATTTAGTTGAATCTGAATTTTGCCAAGTTGAAGAATCTCCTGCTAACCATCTTTCGCCATATCCTCCATTATCAATTGTCACTTCTTCTCCTCCAATGCCCTCAAAGGTTAAAAGTAAATCGAATTGATTTTTTTCGTAGCGTTGCGATGGCGTTACAGATTGCAGACAAAAATCTTTAATTTTGGTCGATCCGCCATTTTCAACCTCAATTAGCAAATCACCTGCACCCAATCCAAGGTATGTTGATGCGAGTTGGAGTTGGCGCGTCTGACGTTCCGCCAAACTTCCAAAGGTAAGAATCCGAGACCATGTAAAGGTGCGGATTGCATTACCCCTTGAAATTGGCTTGCCCCATTTGGCTCCTACAAAACTACTCTCTTGCACTTGCTGGGATACAGGATAAACGGGCTCCTCGCCCATCCTGTCTCCATAATCAAGCAACGTCACTCCGTTTAAGGTGTGACGATAGTGAGAGCAAATCATTTGATTTAAATGTTGTTAGGACTAGCCGGAGTCGGTGGGACGTAATCAAATCGATTCGGGGAACTTGGCGATAAAGGAGGACCAACAATATTTCCGGGGGACGAAGGAGAAACAGACGCTTGCGAAAAAGTGTCAGGTCTTTCCCAATCCTCAACGGTGTATTTAATCCAAGTCGCACTTGTGGGATCGACAGAATCTCCGCCAGTTGCGGCTTCTTTTGTCACCTCAACAGCGTCAACGACCTCAATGAGAGTCCAATTCGTCGAAACGACCTTAATCACATAATCGTTATCGGGAGAAATTTGCTGCCAGACGTTGAGAGCGCCTTGCTTTTCGTAAATCCCGGTTGCTCGATTGTCGTCGATTAGAGCCTCAACTTTTAGGAATGGCATAATTATGCGTTATTTTGGACATTATCGAGCTCAACAACATTGAGATCACTGTCGTGTTGTGTGAATCGGAGACGAGGATAAACCGATTTATCATTGTAGGTTGGCAACTCGATCATCTCAAGCTTCCCCCATAGATCCATAGTCCAAATGTCTTGTGACTTGTTCACGTTGGTTGCTTGGAATTTAAGCCACCCAAAAATTTCGCGAATGTTTTCAGCGTACGGAATGACAGGCGTTTCGTCGGTGACGCGAGCATCAAGACCAAGCATCAGTCGATAAATTGGCTCGGCGTGATTCTTTAAAGTAAACTCCCAACCGTCTTCCAGTACGACGGTGCTGGTTTCTTGGCGATAGCGACCTCCTTCAAAACACTTAAACGGAGTGTCTTCTTCGGTCACACGATAAGGTGTTAAGTCGTTAGCGCATCCTAATGGATACCAATTGTCTACTGGTGAAATGTCTGGCTTGGCGGTTGCGCTTACCGTTACGCTGTCAACAGTGAGCCCGGACTCGATGAAATAGAGCTCAGAGCCAAGCATTGTTTTTTGTAGATTATACGAGGGCATTTTTTATTTTTGTTTGGGTTGTATTGTTTGAAAGTTACGCGACCCCTTCGATTTTGATCATCTCAAGCGCCTCAAGTGCTTTCGCCTTGTCTTCGGGAAGATTTGCTTTTGTCCCTTTAAGGCAAGTCATCGATCCGATTTTTGCAAAATCTTTGACAACGACGCACGAATACAGAATTTCCGATTTCTCGGTTGCTTGCTTTTTAGCGGCCTTCTTGGCTTGCTTTTTTGGTTTGTCTGACATGGTTTAATTTAGCTCGTGTTTAAGTTGTATGGATAGCTCGTGGATCAAAAATCTAGGGTTTGGAACCAGAGCACCTCGAAGGACTTGGGCATTATTCTGACAAAATGAATCGTGTTTCCAGTCGTGCAAAGCTCGATGAGTGGCCTCAACTAGATCGGTGTTTTTGGGATTAGAGGATCTGAGAATTGGTTGAGTCCAAATCGTGACGGAATACGACGAAATCAAAGTCGAATCAACATTCTCTGGATCATTTGGCTCATACCCTTCAAATAATATTACGATGACTCCGCCTTTTGATTTTTGGATTGCCTGATTGAACTCGGAAACAATATCCTTTTGTTTGTCAACAATGATTTCGACCGTTGAAAGATCTGCGACACTTTCAAGGCGTGATTTGATTTGATCAGCTTTGTCGAGAAAAACGCTCATTGTCAAAATTTGAGAATTGGGTCTCCTCCGTAGCAACCAGACTCCCGGCCTCCGATTGACTCTCCATCTGGGTTCTCGATCCCAATGTTGCAACTTGCGACTTCCGAAAGGAAATCTTGGGCTGCTCGATACTCATCGGCCCTTAAATCACCCTCGTCCTCAAGCCCAGTTGATGGGAGGGTTGCCCTCAGATCATGCTTTGCCAGTGTCGCGGCAGCATGCAGACATTCCTCTGGGATTGTTCCCGCATCACCTATCGAATTATCATCACAAGCGGCAACCTTAGCTCTAACGAGAGAGGTTACCTGTGTAAGGATCCCGGAGAGTCGGTCTCCATCGCCTCCGCCGGTCGCCTCAATAGCGTTGATCTCGTCAAAAGCCAAACGGTCCCTGACGTGATCAGATGTTAAAGTTATCCAAGCCACGCAACGATAATGATTGGATGAGTCCAGAATTTACAACCTTCGAAGTGGTCCCCGATTTACTTGTTTTTTCTATCCAGCTTCTTCCGCTTATATCTTTGTTCACTTCTGACAAGATTCCCCCAAACTGCTAAAATCAAAAATGGCAGCATTAGGACGCAACCAAAAATCAAAAAGAAGTTATTGATCATTTTTGTAAACCGGAAAGGGGGTAATTTTTTTTGACTAAATCAGACAAAAGGTTCCAATCAAACCTCCTTGTCTTTCCTATTGCTATATGGGGAAGAAATCCATCATTAGCATATCTTCGAATCGTTACTGATGAGGTTTTCCAGCGCCTCGCGAGCTCAGTTGTAGTGATCCATTCGGGTTTTTTTTCTTTGGAGTTTGTATCCATGTCAAAATCAAACAAAAACAACGGATAAGAAAAAAGAAAAAAAAGTGTTGCACCGGCTAAAGCCTGTGAATATGTGTGTATTTATGACCGCAATATTTACGGCGATTCTGTCAGCGACCATCGCAGTTGTCTGCCTGTTCGCGTCTTTAGTCAGGTCCCTGATTGCGATAAACCAAAATGAAAATGAACGAAATAAAACCAATCGAAGAGACGGATCAGCTAGGATTAATATTAGAACTAGCCAAAAGCCCAGAGGTTGACGCTAATAAGCTTGAGCAGCTCGTGAAGCTGCACAACCAAGAAAAAGACCGCCAAGCACGAGACGAGGCTTATCGGGATTTGGCCCTATTCAAACAGGAAGTGCCTGTAATTCCAAAAATGAGGGATGGTGCAAAAACTCGCGGCGGTCAGGTCGCGTTCCGCTACAGCGCAATGGACGACCTTGTGCGGTTTGTTAAGCCCTACGCCGACAAGCACGGGTTGAGTTGGACTTTTTCCCACGAAATACAAAACAACAAACAAATCACGATTTGCCGGGTTCTGCATATCTCAGGGTTCACCTTCCCGGAAACCACGATCCCAATCCCATTTGCCAAACCTCAGAGTCAGCTTACAAGCGACATCCAAGCCGGGGGGATCACAAACACTTACGGCGAGCGTTATGCCTTGAAAGCGGCGCTTGGGCTCGTGTTCACGGACGATGACACTGATGGCGTTTTACCAAAGCCCGACAAGGTGACACAAACAACCGTTGACGATGCGATCAAACTCCAAATGGAGCGCGCAGGCGTGACCAGCCAGCAGCTCAACGAGGCTTTGCGAGAAAAAGGAGTTGATCTTAAAGGATGGGGCTGGGAAGAGCAGTCTGAGAAGATCAAAGATCGAATCCTTTCGGGATGGGACAAACTTTTTATCAAATAAAAAAAATGAACGATCCATTTGAGAGCATTATCTTCCCGGCTACCCCGCGAAACGAAATCATGGTTGGAATGCCAGACGAAGAATACCGCCAAGCGCCCGGCTTATCTCCAAGCGCGCTCAAAAAGGCAGTTGAAGACCTTGGTGGGTTTGGTGAGCCCAGAGGCTCAGCTGCCCGCTTGCGCTCTTACCTCGCCGGAGAAATCGAAAACAAGCGATCGAAGGCTTTGGGTCTTGGGACGCTGGCGCACAAGCTAATCCTTGAATCTGACGAGTTTATTGTAATCAATGACGAACGCCGGAAAGACATGGAAGCGGCTAGATTACAACGCAAACGCGACCAGTTGTTTTTGGATTATTCAGAGCGCAAATTTATGTGTAACTTTGCCGAAGCCAAAGCATTCAAGGCCGAAAATAACCGTGTTCCCGACGAGTCAGAGCAAAATGTTTTGATTAGGTCACGCATTGAGCGAGAGCTGGCCGCTGATTCTGGTTTGAACAAGAACTCTAGAGAGATGCTGGATCTGTCAGAGACCGCTTTGGTGCTAGATGATAGCTACTCCGATCACAAGACTGTTATCGGAATGAAAGACGCGCTGGATCATGCGCCAATGAACTACGAAGCAAGGGAGATTCTTGCCGACATTGACCAAAAAGAAAAACGGGTTGAGGTTAGCATTTTTTGCGTGATTGATGTTACGGTCGCCCCCGGTGTGACTATTCCCGTGCAGATGAAAGGTCGTCCCGATCTTGTCTTGAAAGGCGAAACGCTCCACGATTACAAGACTTGCCGGTCAATCCACATTGAAGATTTTAGCAAGGAATCGATCAAGCGCGGTTACTTCTTTTCGATGGCCATCTACTTGGAAATGCTCAGGCAATTAGCTACCAAAGTGCCAAAAGATCTTTGTGAGCTTTACAGCCTACCAGACAAGCGGAAAGCGGTATTGCTGGCCCAAGAGACAACCGCTCCTTTCGAGGCTTACCCTTATCAGATTCCCAATTCGCATCTAGTCGCAGGTTGGCATTGTGCTGACATAGCTTTGAAAGATGTTTGCAAACGCTATCTTGCAGACCGAAAGGGCGAAAAGGATGCGTGGAAAACTTGCCTTGATCCTGTCCTCTTGGATCCGCTTTATCCGGCATCGATCTCCTACATTATTCAAGAGCTGGGAGGGACTGATTTTGACAAGAAAGGAGAAAAATATGAGTGATTTATTTCAGGAGACAATTTTTTTGCCGGTTGAGATTAGCAACAAAAACAACGGGCAAGGTCGTTCATGGCATCAATCCGCTAATGATCGGAAAAAATTTGAGACACTGCTGAAAAGTCTTGGAATGGTGCGAACACCATACTTGTTTCCCGTGCACGTTCACGTTGTGCGTGTTCTTGGCAAAAGGCAAAAGTATTGGGATTCCAGCAGCGTCCTACGGGGTAATTACAAACAACTTGAGGACGCGATGGTTGCTTGCGGGTGGTTTACTGATGATTCGATGAAGTTTATAAAAACTACCTCTTCCGATCAGGATGGGACGAGGCGGGAGATGGGGCCAGCGGTCGAGTTGATTATCACAGAAGCCGGATCGTTTGAGAAAGGAGAAGACAAATGATTCCTGATCTTTTTCACGAATGGCAGGACATTTGCCAGCAACGCCATAGACAAAACAAAGAGTCGAACCAAGCCTTTCAGGCGAAAATTAAACCAACGCTAAAACAAAGACAAAGGCAAGTGCTGGAAGAGATTTCACTTTCTGGAAGTGATGGCCTTACCTGTAAAGAGCTTGCAAATAAGTGGGCCATCGGCATGAATGTAATCAGTGGACGATTTTCTGAGTTGAAAAGGTCTGGACAAATCGAACCAGCGGGAAATCCCAGAAATGGATCCAAACCGTACAAAATTAAAATTGATGAATTACCTAAACATTAAAACCGATATTTTAAGGTCAGAGGATTATCTTGGCGCTGATCCGGTAGAGCGCGCGACATGGCTTAATTTGCTCGGATGGTGTGCCAGCCAAGAAAATGGCGGGATAATCAAAGACGCGAAAAATTGGAAGTGCCGCAAGTGGCAACAGATTGCAGGAGTCACGCTCGAGGAAGTCAGTCTCGAAAGTGCTTTGTACTTTTTGGACGATTCGGGATCTTTGGTTGTCAATTATTACCCAACCGAAATGGAAATTGTTGCTCAGTCGAGGCGAGAGGCGGGAAGGAAGGGAGGCAAAGCAACCTCCAAAGCTAAAGCCGAAGCTGCTAGGATCAACGGGGCCAAGCAAAACCCAAGCACAGCTTGTAGCGGAAACCCAAGCAACTTGGAAAGCAAACACCCAACGAAAGATAAGGAAAAGAAAGATAAGATAAGGGAAGATAAAGAAATGAAAAGTACTCCCCCTCAGTCCCCCGCTGGGGGATGTCCTAGTCCGCTTGATATGGTTGCTGTCATTCCGGCCAGCTTTGGCGACATCAAAACCAACGCTGCCAAAGAATGGGCCTTTGACAAACAATCCCGAGGCGTAAAGCGTGAGAGGTTTAAGAGCCTTGAGTCGTGGAAAAAGTGTCTTAAGCGAATGGAACTTTATCCCGAAACGGTTGTCAGCGAGGCAGTCGATTGCGCCATCTGTTCAGGCTGGCTTGGCTGGGAACACGAATCAATTAAAAGCAAACAAATAAAACAAGATGAACTCAAAAATTGGTCAACTCATGGACTCAAGACCGTCTAGCGGCGAAATTAAGAAGTGGCTTAAAAAGTGGGGCTTTCCGCAGCGTCATATTCAAAACCTCGACAGGATGCACGGTCGAAGCCTAGAAATGGCAAAGAAGCATCTCAGTCGCATTCTGACGGGGGATCTGATCTTTATAGTGTGCGGAGAGCGAGGTCCCGGAAAAACGCAAATGGCGGCATTCTGGGGCCAAGAAACGGCATTTCAGCTTAAAAGGGCTCGATACTACAAATCTCACGATTTTCTTTGCACGATCCGAGAGCAATTCGACAAGGATGGCCACAGAAGTCAAAAAGCCCGAGAAGAGTTGCATGACGCGAAAAAATGCCACCTCCTTATTTTGGATGAATGGTCAGAGCTTGCCGGGACAGATTGGGAAAAAAGAACGATGACTAATCTCATTGATCACAGATACGACAACTTACTCGCAACCGTGATTATAACCAATCACACCCCGGCAGAGGCAATCAAAGCGGTTGGTGACTCAATCTGGAACCGATCAGAAGAGATCGGTGGAATTTTAGTCTGCAATTGGAAATCCTATCGAAAGAATTAGAATGAACTATAAAACCAAAAAGAACAGCGTTATTGCTACCGAAATAATCGAATCAGTCGCCGACAGTGAAGAAATCGATCCCTTTTCAATGATGGTACGTTCGAGGAAATGGAAGTATTCCTATCCCCGTTTGGCTGCGATGTTTTTGATAAGAAAATATACAACTTTGTCTCTCGGTGACATTGGTAAGATATTTGGGCTAAATCATGCCAATGTTTGCTATGCAAATCGAAAGATTTCAGCCGCTGGCCCGGATGACAGAATCAGCATCGTCTTAATCAGAGCTGAAAAGGAATTTTTACAACGACAAAACAAAAAAGAAAATGAACCTGAATAAAACAATAATTGCCGGAAGGCTTACGAGAGATCCCGAGTTAAAGGCACTGCCAAACGGAAACGCTGTCGCAGAATTATCTGTAGCGGTCAACCAAAGAGCAAAAAAACGAGAAGAGTGGATTGACGAAACAATCTACTTAGATGTGACCGTCTGGGGTAGACAGGCAGAAAATGCCAGCCAATACCTCAAAAAAGGCTCGGTCGTTTTGGTTGAAGGGAGATTGAGAATGGAAACATGGGAAGACAAAGAAACAGGAGCGAAGCGAAGCAAAATAAAAATCACAGCCCAATCTTTGCAATTTGGTCCTAAGCAGTCCGACCAATCTGGAGATCAAAATCCTTTCTGATGAGTTACAATGATGATCATCCAACCCTAAAAAAACATGCAATTGAAAAGAAAGCAGCTCAAAATATAGTTAAGACTTGCAAAATATGCAAAAAAATGCCGATTTTGATTTATGAGCCGGGTTGCTTGTCGGCTTGGTGTGATTGCAAAACATGGAAATCCCATGACGAAAACCGCATCGAGCTCGCTCAGATAATCCAGCAAGATCTTGAGAAAATGAAATAATGGAGCAACCCGACAACCTGAATCATCTGAGGAAGAATCATCATGTTTCTTGGGAGGCTGGTCGCGGCTATTTTTTAAGAGTCACGGTCAACTCATCAAATAAGGTTGTCGGGAAGCGCATAAAGGTAAGGCTCAGAACCAAAGATTTAGAAGAAGCAATAGCTAAACGCGATGTCATCATTGCAGCTTATTGCGCGCTCGGATTCGAGACCGGACTCAAGGGGGAGTTGACTCTCAAGCCTAAAAAATAAGGCATCAAATATTTTTGAAAATAGGGGTTGATGAGAATCTGGATCCGGTCATTTTACGTCCAGATATGAAAACAATAAAACAAAATCAATTGGAAATGAAACGCAAGCCTGACACCAAGCTTGGTGAGATTGTCACAATTTACCCCGAAGAACAATACGAGAACGGTTTTCGGAAAGTCAAGTTTGTCATTATGACACCGGGAGCATACTCACAGCAACTCCTGTTTGAGCTGCACAACGACAAGGCTGACATTATAGCAGCATACCAAGAAGGTGATTTTGTGCGGGTTTTCTTCGACATCAAGGGGAACCGTGGTGAAAACGGCAACCATTACACAAATCTTATTGCTTGGCGGATTGAATGTGCTGAGTGAAGCTATTCCTTTTTAAGCTAATCAAATCAAGGCCGGGGATAACACCCCGGTTTTTTTGTGCCTAAATGCTTTTTTATTGTGGACAAGAATCAAGCGAGCGCCTATCCTTCTGGAGTTATGACAAATACAACTAATACCAAAGCCCACAAAACAACCCAGATTTTCACCCAGATCATTGAAAATTACGGGGCGCATGATTGGGATGGCGAAGGAGAATGCCCTCAGTATTGGAAAAAGAAAGGCGGAAACACTTACCTTCTTACGAATGAAGTTGATCCGATTGCTTTCGCTAACGCAATTACTCAAAAAGATGATTATTTTTCAGAATTTGTTATCGGAGTAGAAGAAGTAAAAGATTGCTTTGATGGTATTGATCCAACTTTAGACAATTGGACAATTGTCGGCAAACCAAACCCGTCAAACCGTCACACTTTCGTGGATCGCCACCCCGGTGATTTTAGATTGTTGACTGCTGTATCTCACGAAATCGGCGCTTTTCATCCTAGTATCAAAACCAGATACACTGAGACAATTATTGACTCATCTGGTAACGAACTTAGGTCGGTCGTCCGTTACGAAAACCAAAAAGGGCAGACCTTTGCCGCTAAGGATTGGAAGAAATTTGTGTAATTCGTCATTGACGTAAATCAAGAAATGCGCTTTGCTTAAAACATCAAAACGGCTGGCATCCTACTCCCCGCCCATGAGACGGCGATACCTTAACTCTGACACCCCGGAAAGACGGGGATTTTTTATATCATGAAAACAAAAAACACACATGGAGGAGCCCGGAAGGGCGCAGGAAGGCCCAAGGGCAGCGGCAAGGGCCGAACAGTCGTAACGCGATCAATAACCCTGAAACCAGAAATCTGGGAGAGGATTGATACCCTAAGAGGCAACAAGTCGCGCGGTAAATACTTGCAGGAAAAAATCCTAGATCATATCAATGGGTAGTATGCAAAAACGCAAACGTGGAAGACCTACCGTTTACAAGGAAGAAACGGCAAACGAAATTCTCGAAAGATTAGCCGAAGGGGAGTCGCTTCGCTCAATATGCAACGACGATCATTTACCTGCTTGCAGCTCCGTCATTGGGTGGGTGATGGATGATCGCGGCGGTTTTAAGGAGCGTTACGCGCGCGCGAGAAAGATTCAGGGAGATGTGCTGTTCGACAGGCTTATTGAGCTTTCACAGAAGGCGTTTGAGAACGCGACAGGTGCTCCCGGCACTGGAGAGGCTAGCGCTAAGGTGCAAGCCATCAGATTAGAGGTTGACGCTCTTAAATGGTCGTTGAGTAAACTCCACCCGGAAAAGTATTCAGATTTTCGACGTGCTGAACTTACCGGAAAGGATGGCGGACCAATCAAACAACAAGCATCGTTTGCGCTTACAGAGGCAGATGAAAAAAAGATTAGGGAAATTGCGGATACTCGCGACAAAATAAAGGGAGGAAAATAGTTGGCAGCATCTGGCACAACCCTAACGCCAGCGGAGTTCGCGCTTTTGAGGCTCAAGATGGGCTCGCTCTACGATTGGCAAATTGAGTGTCTTGAGTCTATCGGGCTACAAGAGAGCGGGGGGCTACCTACGGCGGTAGTCGCAGCAAACGGATCAGGAAAGACCTCTAATCTTGTAGCTCCCGCCGTCCTTTGGTTCTTAGCGCATTACCCTAAAGGTCAGGTTGTGGTGACCTCTGGGTCGTTCCGGCAGATTGAAAAGCAGCTCTGGCCTGCAATGCGGGTGTTTTCGCAATGCTTCCCAGAATGGTCGTTTTTGCAAACTGAGCTCAAAACTCCAGAAGGAGGATTCGCTCTAGGGTTTTCGACCGACCAGCCGGGACGAGCGGAAGGATGGCATCCCAAGATCAGCAAAGAGGTTGATCCGGTAATGATTATCGTCGATGAGGCCAAGACCGTTCCCAATAAGATTTTCGAAGCGTTCGACCGTTGCACTCGGATGTTTCAGTTGTGGGTCTCTTCTCCCGGCCCAGCGGTTGGAGAGTTTTATGAGGCCTTTCATGCAAATCGCAGTTTATTTTGGACTCGTCAGGTCACATCCTTGGAATGCCCTCACATTGACCCAGCCAAGCGAGAACGGGACCGCAGGAAGCACGGCGAGACTTCGCCGCTCTATCGATCAATGCACCTTGCAGAGTTCACAGAGGACGAGGAAAGGCTTGTCATCACTTCCGCGAATCTAAGGGAAGCAATTGACACTCAAGCGCCCAAGATCTACGGCGG